ACATGCTGCCGCCCGATGGCGAAGGCATGTACCGCACCTTTCTGGCCGATGCCCGCGCCGTGAACCCCAACGTGCGGCTGGTCGGCCTGACGGCGACGCCCTACCGCATGACTACCGGCATGATCTGCGGGCCGGAGAATCTCCTCAACCACGTCTGCTACGAGGTGGGCGTGCGCGAGCTGATCGTGCAGGGCTTCCTGTGCGGTCTCAAGACCAAGGCCGGACGCCGCAAGGCCGACACCTCGGGCCTGCACATCCGGGGCGGCGAGTTTATCGCGGGCGAGGTCGAGGCCTTGATGGATGACGACGCCCTGGTGCGCTCGGCCTGCGGCGAGATCGTCGATCATACGCGGGACCGCCACTCGGTTCTGGTCTTCGCCACCGGTGTGCAGCACGCCATGCATGTCCAGCGCACGCTGGGCGAGCTCGGCCACGAGTGCGGGTTCGTCTGCGGCGATACCCTGCCGTTCGAACGTGCCGACACCCTCAAACGCTTCAAGGACGGCGGCCTCAAGTACCTGGTCAACGTCAACGTGCTGACCACCGGCTTCGACGCGCCCAATATCGACTGCGTGGCGCTCCTGCGGCCGACGAACTCCCCGGGCCTCTACTACCAAATGGTCGGGCGGGGCTTCCGCCTGGACCCGTCGAAGGAGAACTGCCTCGTCCTGGACTTCGGCGGCAACATCCTGCGGCACGGGCCGGTCGACGCGCTCGAGATCAAGGATCGGTCTGGCGGCAACGGCGAAGCGCCCGCCAAGGAGTGCCCGCAGTGCCAGGCGGTGATCCACGCCGCCTACAGCATCTGTCCGGAGTGCGGCTATGCATTCCCGCCGCCCAAACGCGAACAGCACGACCACGAAGCCTCCACGGCAAGCGTTCTCTCCGGCGAGGTCACCGAGACCGAGCACGAGGTCGAGGGCGTCTACTACAGCGTCCACGTCAAACGCGACGCGCCCGAGGACCACCCGCGCACCATGCGGGTCGACTATCGGGTCGGATTCAACGACTACCGCAGCGAGTGGGTCTGCTTCGAGCATACCGGCTACGCCCGCGCCAAGGCCGAGGCCTGGTGGAGGGCGCGGTCCCGCGAGCCGTTCCCGGAGTCGTCCGAGCAAGCCGTGGGGATCTGCGAGGCGGGCGGCGTGGCCGAGACGCGCTCCATCACCGTGCGGTCGGTGACGGGCGAGAAGTATGCACGCATCACCCACCACAAACTGGGGCCGATTCCGCCGCGCCTGGACGGCAGTGACGAGCGCGACGACGGCACTCTGCCGCAATACACGGGACCGGAAGACGATGATCTGCCGTTCTGAAAGGAGCGCTATGACAATTGCTGAAGCCGCTCATGCATACCGCTCCGCCGGTCTTTGCGCGTTGCCCGCGATCCGGGCCGAGAAACGCCCGGCGGTCGGCCAGTGGAAGCGCTACCGCAAGCGGCTGCCCACCGAGGCAGAACTTGCCGCCTGGTTCGCCAACGGGCCGGACGCGGTCTGCATCGTCTGCGGAGCCGTCTCCGGCCACGCCGAGATGATCGACTTCGATGCGGGCGGTGAACTCTTTCACGCCTGGACCGAGTGCGTCCCGCCCGATCTGCTGGCCCGCCTGGCCGTCGAGACGACCCAGCGTGGCGGGCGGCACGTCTTCTACCGCTGCGAAGCGCCGGTCTGCGGGAACATGAAGCTGGCCCAGCGCCTCGGCCCGGACGGCAAGGTGATGACGCTGATCGAGACCCGTGGCGAGGGCGGGCTGTTCCTCTGCGCCCCGACGCCGGGATACGAACCGGTCCAGGGCGATCTACGCGCCCCGCCGGTGCTGACCCAGGCCGAGCGGGACGCGCTCCTGACCGCCGCCTGGGCGCTGAACGAATATCTGCCGCCTGTGGTGAACGGGCCGCAACCTCTGGCCGACAGTTCGCACACCGGCGCGTTCCCGGCTGACAATTTAGAGAATCGCGCTTCCCGGTCGCACAATTTGGACAATGGCCCGATCTCGGCATCATCGTTCTCACAGGCCGCCTTCGCGTCGGACAATTCGCACAGGCCGGGCGATGATTTCAATGAGCGCGGAGATGTGCGCGATGTGCTCGCACAGCACGGATGGGCGCTCGTCCGGAGCGGAGAGAACGAGTATTGGCGGCGTCCGGGCAAGACATCCGGCTGGTCGGCGACGCTGAAGGGCCGGGTTCTCTACGTCTTCAGCGCGAATGCCGCGCCCTTCGAGCCGTCCCGCGCCTATTCGCCGTTCGCGGTCTACACGCTGCTGAACCACAGCGGCGATTATGAGACGGCGGCGCGGTCCCTGCGCATGTCGGGTTACGGGGGCGACGGCCCGTCGGACATTCGCACAGGCGTCGACCTGTCGTGCATTCTCGGCCAGACCGGCGCTTGCGGCGCCGATGATTCGCACAGTGCCGCCCGTGCGCCAGAGATTCCCGATCCCGGCCCGATGCCGCCAGAGATGCTGCGCATGCCGGGGTTTGTCGGCGAGGTCATGGACTACTGCCTGGCGACCGCGCCCTATCCAAACCCGGTCATGGCCTTCGCCGGGGCGCTCTCGCTCCTGGCCTTCCTGGCCGGGCGCAAGGTGCGCGATCCGGGCGACAACCGCACGAACATCTATCTGCTGGGCCTCGCGCATTCGGCGGCGGGCAAGGACTGGCCGCGCAAGGTCAACACCCGCATCGTCCACGAGGTCGGCTTGGCCAACTGCCTGGGGGAGCGGTTCGCCAGCGGCGAGGGCATCCAGGACGCGCTCTTCCAGACGCCGGGCATGCTGTTCCAGACCGACGAGATCGACGGCATTCTCCAGTCGATCAACAAGGCCAAGGACGCCCGGCACGAGGCCATCATGTCCACGCTGCTGACGATGTACTCGTCGGCCAACAGCGTGTTCCCCATGCGCCGCAAGGCGGGCAAAGAGAACCCCGGCGTCATCAACCAGCCCAGCCTCGTGATCTTAGGCACGGCGATCCCGAATCACTACTACGAGGCGCTTTCCGAGCGGATGCTCACGAACGGCTTCTTCGCCCGCATGATCATCCTCGAGGCCGGGCCGCGCGGCACGGGCCAGGAGCCGGTCATCCGGGATCTGCCGCCCAGTGTGCTGGCGACCGCCAAGTGGTGGGCCGATTACCGCCCGGGCACGGGGAACCTGGAGAACTGGAATCCCGTGCCCACGGTGATCGACCACACCGACGAGGCCAGGCGGCTGCTGATCGAGACCCGCGAACAAGCCGAAGCCGAGTACACGGCCGCCGAGACCAAGGGCGATTCGGTCGGCACCACGGTCTGGGGGCGTGTCAGCGAGCAGGTTCGCAAGCTGGCGCTTCTCTACGCCATCAGCGAGAACCACCTCGCCCCGCGCATCGGCCTGGCCGCCGTCCAGTGGGCGTCCGCCTTCGTCATGCACCAGACCAGGCGCATGCTCTTCATGGCGGCAGGGCACGTCGCCGACAACCCGTTCCACGCCGAATGCCTCAAGGCCGTGGAGAAGCTGCGCAACGCGCCGGGACACGAGTTGCCACACAGCGTACTCCTCAAGCGCATGAAGATGGACTCAAAGACGTTCACCGTGCTGATCGAGACGCTCGTCCAGCAGGGCGACATCGAGGTCACGACCACAGCCAGACCGGGCTGGCATGTGCGCTCCTACCGGCTGCCCGCAGGGGTGAATCATGAGGGTGAAACATCGGCGGGGGGTGAAACATGAACGCCCGTACCCGGCCCATGATTCCCCAAGGTTCACCCAAGATTCACCCCCGCTGGGTGAAACTTGGGAAGCGCGTAAAAGCCCTAAATATAAAGGAAAACAACAACTCTCTCTTCATGTTTCACCCATTCACCCGTACCCCCGCGCACGATGCCCGCCCGCGTGTTTTTGCGCGTGTACGTGTGAGGGTGGGTGAAAGGGTGAAACATGGGATTAGGTACTCCGCCGCCCACGGCTCTCCTGATGGCGGCGGGAACAGCTCCGAGCATAGGCAGAGTTTGTTTTCAGTGTCCGCTTGTTCAGTTCAACCCACAACGCACGAGGAGATGAGACCATGACCACCAGGACGTTCGATGTCGAATTGCGGCCCATTGACGCTATCAAACCCTATCCCGGCAACCCGCGCGTCAACGACGACGCGGTGGACGCCGTGGCGGCGAGCCTGAAGGAGTTCGGGTTCCGCCAGCCCATCGTGGTGGACGCCGACGGCGTCATCATCGTCGGGCACACCCGCTGGAAGGCGGCGCGGAAGCTCGGCCTGGCCCAGGTGCCCGTCCATGTGGCGACCGACCTGCCGCCGGAGAAGGTCAAGGCGTACCGGATCGCGGACAACCAGACCGCGACGCTGGCCGAGTGGGACTTCGAACTGCTGCCCATCGAGCTGAAGGACCTCCAGCGGGCCGATTACGATCTGAGCCTGCTGGGCTTCGGCGAGGAGGAACTGGCCCACCTGCTCGACGGCGACGTGGCCGAGGGGCTGACCGATCCCGACCATGTGCCGGAACCGCCGGACACGCCCGTAACCCAGCGCGGCGACGTCTGGGTGCTCGGCAACCACCGCCTGATGTGCGGCAACAGCGGGAGCGTCGATGACCTCGACCGCCTGCTCGACGGCGCGACCATCGACCTCGTGAACATGGACCCGCCGTACAACGTCAAGGTCGAGCCGCGCAGCGCCACGGCCATTGCGGCGGGCACGAGCGGGGCGTGGGGCCGGGACTGGCAGAAGATCGCCCACCACCAGGGCTTCGACCAGGCGCGGGGCGTGGTCGATCCCAAGAAGGCCCGGAAGAAGATGCGGGCCAAGGACCGCCCGCTCGAGAACGACTTTGTGACCGCTGATGCGTTCGACGAGATGCTCCTGGCGTGGTTCGGCAATGCCTCGCGGGTGCTCAAGCCGGGCGGCTCGTTCTACATCTGGGGCGGCTACGCCAACATCGGCAACTATCCCGCGCCGCTGGCCGCAGCCGGATTCTACTTCAGCCAGGGAATCGTCTGGGACAAGCAGCACCCGGTGTTGACGCGCAAGGACTTCATGGGCGCGTTCGAGATCTGCTTCTACGGCTGGAAGGAAGGCGCGGGCCACAAGTACTACGGCCCCAACAACGCCACGGACCTCTGGCACGTCAAGAAGGTCAGCCCACAGGCGATGATCCACCTCACCGAGAAGCCCGTCGAGCTGGCGGTGCGGTCGATCCAGTACTCGTCGCTGCCCGGCCAGAACGTCCTGGACCTGTTCGGCGGCAGCGGCTCGACGCTGATCGCGTGCGAGCAGACCGGCAGGCGGGCGTTCCTGATGGAACTCGACCCGCCGTACTGCGACGTGATCGTGAAGCGCTGGGAGGAGTTCACGGGCAAGAAGGCGGAACGGATTCCGGGGCCCGCACCGAAAGAGACAGCCCCGACCGAGGCCGGGGCTGCCGTGGAGGCGAAGGTATGATCGAGCGTCTACGCCTTGCGGCTCTTCGTCGCCGCCTCGCGCATGTACTCGCTGTCCTTCAGGGCGAACTTGCCGCGTTCGGTCTTGGCGAACCGGCTCGCGTCGCCCTTGGTCACGATCTCGCGCAGGATCGCGGCGTAGAGCGTGCTGGCGGGCGTCTTGCCGGTGCGCGGCGTCCAGATGCCCCGCTTGATAGCCAGGTCGACGATGTCCTTGCAGCGCATCGGGTCGCCGGTGCCCTGGGACAGGAGGTTGACCGCCGCGTCCAACAGGCTCATGGCCTTGCCGCCCTCGGCCACGGGTTGGCCGCCCGTCGCGCCACGGTCGCCCGTGTCGCGCCCGGTCTTGGCGCTGGCGTCCTTGGTAGCCTCCGTGGGCTTCGCCGCCACGGTGGGCGCGTCGTGCGCGGCCTCGGCGGCCTTGACCTTGGCGTCCACGTCGGGCGTGGTCGGCGGCACGCCGAGGCGCTCGCTCGGCAACTCGCGCGGCGTGGCGGTCTTCTTCCCGTTCTTCGGCTTGGCGTTCTTCATCGTTGCCTCCTGCTTACCTGCGTTCCTCGTTCCTGCCTTCTTCATCTCTCGCTCCTCTCGGTTGTACCCGGCATCGCGCCGGGCGGGTTGTTAGGCGTCCAGCTCCTTCAGGAGCCGGGCGCACGCCTGTTTGCCGCCGAGGCGCTCGATCAGCCTTTCGGCGAACCACTGCACCTGGCGTTCGACATCGAGATCGCGGCAAATCGTGGGCTGGCGGCTGCGGTTGCTGCGCGTTGCGATGACCGCCACGGCCTGTGGACTCAACTCGGCCGCGATGGCGTCGAGCATCGCCTCGTCGTTCTCGGGGACGGTCACGCGCCTGCGGCGGCCTTCGATGGTGGTCTGGTAGGTCTTCATGGCGTGCTCCTCTCAGTCGGCGAACCGCATCAGCTCGTCGTGGTACTCGGTGATGTCGCTGTTCGTTCCGCGCACGCCGTCGCAGCGGCGCTGGATCAGCTTGGCGATCTCCCAGAGGCGGGCGCGCTCGCCATCGTCGGCGGCGCGGAGGTTGGCGACCGATACGGTCTCGGTCACCCAGGCCTGTTCGCCCTTGGGGTCGCGGACGATGCTATCGATCCGGATGCTGTCGTCTTTGCGCTCAATGGCGGCGTGCCCGGCCCGTCCTTCGATTTCGATGCGTTTGACCTTCATGGTGTCGTTCCTTTCTGGTTAGCGGGCGGCCTTGCGACCGGCCTGGTATGCGGCTTCGAGCGCCTTGCGGATCTGCCAGACGGCCAGATCGTGGAAGTCGAGGCCATCGCTTTTGCGGGTATCGAGTGTCTCGATCCCGAGGACGTCGTTGGCGATCAGGCGGATCGTGGCGTCCTGGTTACCGGCGCAGGCCTTTTCGATTCGGCGCTGGCGGGCGACGAGGCTTCGCATGGTCTTATCGGTCGCGTGTTTCATCCGTGCGTTCCTTTCTGGTTAGCGGTTCTTGTTGGCCATCGCGTTGACGATCTCGCTGCCCTCGACGCCCTTCAGGAACCCGACCGCCTCGCCCAGCAGCTCGCGGACGTGGCCCAGGCTCCCGGCGACCGGCCATGTGTCCTCGGTCATCTCGCGGTCGGCCAGCTCGGCCTCGAGCATCTTCATGAGGCGGGCGATGTGCCCTCGCGTGGTGCGGCAGGCGTCTTTCGCGGTCTCGGTCTTCGTGGTCTTGGCGTGCATCTTATCTCCTTATGGTTGAGGGTCTTACGCTCTCTTTTTCTGGACACAACATTGCTCTCCGGGCCGGGAACATCAACTGGAAGGTTCGATTTTTCCGAACTTTCTGAACCCCGTAAGCCTTTGAAAAAGCGCGAGTTGCGGAACAGCGCCAGTTCCTCCATCAGATTTCTTACCCGGCGGGCGCGAAAGGTGGCGGCATGACGGACGATTCCACGCCCAGAATCACGGCGCTGACGCCCGCGCAGGCGGCGCGAATCCTGGCCGCCGCCGGAAAACGGCGGATAACCGAGGCGATGGTCAAGGCCGACATCGAGGCCGGTGCGCCCACCAACGCCGATGGCACGCTCAACCTCGTCCACTACGCCGCCTGGCTGGCGCGGGAGGCGGCTCATGGCGATTGATGTGCGCCAACTGCGGCCGTCGATGCTGACGCGGATGCTGAACTCCACGCCGCTGGGCGAGGTGCTCGGCGACCGGCAGTTGCGCCGTCACCGCAACCGGGCGGGCTACAGCATCGGAGACGAGACGCACGTCGATCTCCTGCGCTATGCCGCGTGGCTCCTGTGGACGCGCCACAATCCCGAACCGGAACCGGAGCCCCGCGATTACGAGGCGATGAAGGAAGCCGCCCGCGCCCGCAACGCGGAGCTGTCGGCCATCGGTCGGGACATCGGCGACATCCCCGAGGTCGTCGACCCGCAGCGCAAGGCGCGGGCGGCGACCGACTTCCGGTTCTTCTGCGAGGCGTACTTCCCCGAGACGTTCAGCCTGCCGTGGTCGCCCGACCACCTGAAGGTGATCGCCAAGATCGAGACGGCCGTGTTGCGCGGCGGTCTGTTCGCGATGGCCATGCCGCGCGGCAGCGGGAAGACCACGCTGGCCGAGACGGCCTGCATCTGGGCGATGCTGACCGGGGCGCAGGAGTTCGTCTGCCTGATCGGCTCGGACGCCGGGCACGCCCGCAACATGCTGGAGAGCATCAAGGTCGAGTTCGAGACCAACGAGCGTCTGCTCGACGACTTCCCCGAGGCAGTCTTCCCGATCCACGCGCTCGAGCGGATTCACAACCGGGCCAAGGGCCAGCTCTGCGGCGGCAAGCCCACACGCATCGTCTGGACGGCGGACGAGATCGTGCTGCCGACCGTTCCGGGCAGCAAGGCGTCGGGCGCGATCATCCGCGTGGCGGGAATCGAGAGCCGCATTCGCGGCATGAAGTTCAAGCGCGCCGACGGTCGGGCGGTGCGCCCGTCGCTGGTGGTGCTCGACGACCCGCAGACCGACGAGTCGGCCCGCAGCGACCAGCAGGTGCGTGCCCGGCTGGAGACCTTGAACGGCGCGATCCTGAACCTGGCCGGGCCGGGGCAGAAGATTTCAGGCATCATGCCCTGCACGGTGATCCGGCCCGGCGACATGGCCGACCAGATTCTCGATCGCGACAAGCATCCGGCCTGGCAGGGCGAGCGCACCCGGCTGGTCTACGTCTTCCCGACGAACGAGAAGCTCTGGGACAAGTACGCCCAGATCCGCGCCGACAGCTTCCGCAACGACGGCGACGGCCACGAGGCCACGGAGTTCTACGGGAAGCACCGCAAGGAGATGGACGCGGGCGCGGTGATCGCCTGGCCCGAGCGCCACAATGGCGACGAGCTATCGGCCATCCAGCACGCCATGAACCTGCGCCTCCAGGACGCGCGGGCGTTCTGGGCCGAGTACCAGAACCAGCCGCTGCCGCAGGAGGAAGGCGAGAGCGACCAGCTCAGCGTCGACGCCATCGCCGCCAAGACCAACGGCATGTCGCGTGGCGTGGTGCCCATCGGGGCCAGTCATCTGACGATGTTCATCGACGTGCAGGGCAAGCTGCTATTCCACGCCGTGGTCGCATGGGAGGACGATTTCACCGGCTACGTCGTCGATTATGGAACCTATCCTGACCAGCAGCGTCCGGTCTTCGCCCTGCGCGAGGTGCAGAAGACGCTCGCCCGCGTCGCGCCGGGCACCGGGCTGGAAGGCTCGATCTACGCCGGGCTGGAGAAGCTGACCGACGCGTACCTCGCCAAACGCTGGCGGCGCGACGACGGGGCCGAGATGCGGATCGAGCGCTGCCTGATCGACGCCAACTGGGGACAGTCCACGGACGTGGTCTACCAGTTCTGCCGCCAGAGCGCCCACGCCGGTCTGATCATGCCGAGCCACGGGCGCTACGTCGGCGCGTCGAGCGTCCCCTTCAGCGAGTACAAGCGCAAGAAGGGCGAGCGGATCGGGCTGCACTGGCGCGTGCCCACCGTCCAGGGCCGACGGCAGGTGCGCCACGTCGTGATCGACACGAACTACTGGAAGAGCTTTGTCCACGCCCGGCTGGCCGTGGCGATGGGCGATCCCGGCAGCCTCTCGCTCTTCGGGCGCAAGCCCGGCGAACACCAGCTCCTGGCCGAGCATCTCACCGCCGAGTATCGCGTGAGGACCGAGGCGCGGGGCCGCGTGGTGGACGAGTGGAAGATTCGCGCGGGCGGGCCGGACAACCACTGGCTCGACTGCCTCGTCGGCTGCGCAGTGGCGGCGTCGATCCAGGGCGCGGTGTTGCCGGGGACCGATGCCAAGGCCGCGCCCGCCCGTGCGCCGATCAGGCTATCCGAGCTTCAGAAAGGGAGGCGGTGATGGGCACGCCTAATGACAACGGAAAACCTGCATCCAAGCGGGGTCTACTGTGCCCCGACTGCGGATGCGCCCATTTCCGGGTGCTCTACACCCGCCGCGCCTGGGGCGGCCGCTTGCTGCGTCGGCGGGAATGCCGCCACTGCGGTCGGCGCGTGACGACGTATGAGGCGGCATCCTCCTGAGTGGTGGTCACAAGCCGTACTTCTGCCGGAAATCCCCGATCCAGTCCGTATGCCGCCCTGAATCCGCGATGTACTTGGCCAGCGTCTGCATGCTCAACGAAGCAACCCGGCTTCGCAACCTGTCGGGAACGAACTGCATCACAAAGGGCATGATGCCGCCGGAATCGGAACCCGTGTCGCAGTGAAACACCGGACTGCGTTCATCGTGTAGCAAAACGAAGATGCCGCCATACTCGAGCGCGAAAAGAAGTTCCCGGAAGAACTGATAGTTCAACGCCAGGACGCATTGGCGTTCGCCCTTCATCAAATCGGCGAGCCCGTGCTTCTCGGCCAGCGTCCAGTATCTGCGACCGATGTGATGAAGGTAGCAGCCCGTCTTCGCGGGCAGCGGATTCTTTCCCGCGCAGTCGCCCATACCGAGCACGGTGCAACCTCCGAACTCGGCTTCCATCATCTTTGACTCGATGAATACGAACGGACGCCCGGATGCGTCGCGCAGGGCGATGTCGATGGACGTGGGTTGCCCCGAGTCCTCGTTGAAGACCTTGCGGTCCTCGAACTCGAACACCGCGTCTTCCAGTTGCTTCTCGCACGAGACCCCGACCGAACGAAGCGCGGCCAAGAGTGGCTCGTAGTCATGGCGCACGATGAGCGGCCCGACGAGATTGAACGCCATCGCCTGACTGCTCAGGCCGTGGTGCAGGTACTTGTGAAGCGGGAACGGCTTCCCTTCGCCCTCGCAGATCGCCTTGTGCCGCTTGATGTACTCCACCACGTCCGACAGGATCAGGTTGCTGGGCCAGTTTTCCCACTTGTCCAGGATGAAAGCATACTTCGGATCGCGCGGCAGGTCCTTGCCGTCAAACCACTGCCTGGCGGTCTCTCGCATCTTCCGCTGATAGGCGTAGTAGCGGGGGAAAGGCCATGTCTGCGCCAGTCTTCTGCTGCTCGGCGCTTGCTCCAAAGTCGTATTGGCTGTCACAGGCGTTCTCCTTCCGATGCGTCCGTGCCGCGTAGCACGGCGTTGATGTCAAACCCCACTGCTTGTAGAACCTGCAATGCCTTTCCGATCTGGCATGTCGGCTTGCCCTTCTCCAAATCGATGATGAAACGCAGGCCCGTGCCGCACGTCATGGCCAGTTCCTTCTGCGTGACCCCGATTTGCCTGCGTCTTGCGCGGATCGTCTCTCCGAGTTGTTCTATCGTGAGGATTCTCATTGTTCCCGAGCGGTAATATCTCACGGGTAGATGCCGCAGTGCAAACGAAACCTTCCCGCTCGGCAATACTGCTGGCGCAATTTTCCTGTCCGTCGCATGTTCTGGCGCGATATTCACGGCTCTGGCGCGTTTTTCTTACCCGCATGTTCTACCCGTAGAACCTCCCGCAGAAATCTTCTCTCGCGCCCCGCCACTTCGCGTTTTCGCCGGGTAAGTAACCCGTAGACGGCCGATGGTCGGCCGCCGACGGGAGAACACCGTGGCCGAAAACCTCGATACCAAGATCCGCGACAACGCCGCCGGTCCGAAGAAGGCGACCGGCGATTCTGGCAGCGTCGAACAGCACTCGCTGACCGACCAGATCGCGGCCGACAAGTATCTCGCCTCCAAGAAAGCGGCCCGGTCCCGAGGACTGGGCATTCGCATGACGAAACTCGTGCCCCCGGGGAGCGCATGATGGTACAGGCCGTCGAGTCCACACCGAAGACGCCGGTCCGTCTGGGCGGGTTCCAGAAACCCGCCCTGCGACGTGCGGACGTTCGCGCCCTGGCGCGGCGGCGTGTCCGGGCCGGGTTCGACTCGGCCGAGACCACCGACAACAACCGTCGCCACTGGGCGCGGGCTGACGCGCTCTCCGCCGACGCAGCCGCCAGCCCCGAAGTGCGGCGCACGCTGCGTAACCGTGCCCGGTACGAGGTCGCGAACAACTCCTACGCCAGAGGCATCGTGCTTACGCTGGCCAACGACACAGTCGGCACCGGTCCCCGGCTGCAGATGCTTTCAGAAGATTCGATCCTGAACCGCACCGTCGAGACCGAGTTCCATTCGTGGGCGCAGGTCATTGGGCTCGCGCAGAAGTTGCGCACCATGCGCATGGCCCGCTCGCAGGACGGCGAGTCGTTCGCGGTGCTGGCCTTCAATCCCTTCGTCGAGCACGACGTTCAACTCGACATGCTGCTCGTCGAGGCCGACCAGGTCGCCAGCCCGTGGCGTCATCTCTTGGACGAGAACGAGGTGGATGGGCTGATCCTGGACGAGTACGGGAACCCCATCGCTTACCGGGTGATGAAGAACCATCCCGGTGGCTCGTATCGGATGGTCTTCGACGAGTTCACGACCGTTCCGGCCCCGGCCATGATCCACGTCTTCCGGCAGGACCGGCCCGGCCAGCATCGCGGCATCCCCGAGATCACTCCCGCGTTGCCGCTCTTCGCCCAACTCCGGCGCTTTACGCTGGCCGTGCTCTCGGCGGCTGAGGCGGCTGCCGACTTCGCGGGCATCCTCTACACCGACGCCCCGGCCAACGGCGAGGCGGATGCCGTCGAGCCGATGGACCTGATCGAGCTCGAGCGCAACATGCTCATGACCATGCCTGGCGGCTGGAAGATGAGCCAGGTCGAGCCGATGCAACCAGCCACGACCTATGCCGAGTTCAAGAAGGAGATTCTGAACGAGATCGCCAGGTGCCTGAACATGCCTTTCAACATCGCGGCGGGCAACTCCTCGGGCTACAACTATGCGTCCGGCCGCCTGGATCATCAGACCTACTTCAAGTCCATCCGCGTCGACCAGGCGTTCATGGCATCCCGCATCCTGGACCGCGTCCTCACGGCATGGATGCGCGAATACGCCGTTCTGAAACGAAACCTCGATCTGATCCGCACGGTTCCTCTCCACCAGTGGTTCTGGGACGGCTTCGAGCACGTCGACCCCGCCAAGGAGGCCAACGCGCAGGAAACCCGGCTTCGTAACCACACCACCACGCTCGCACACGAGTACGCCCGGCAGGGCAAGGATTGGGAGATGGAACTACGGCAACGGGCCAAGGAGAAAGCGCTCATGGATGAACTCGGACTCGGCGTGACGGAAACCGTTCCGTCCGATCCCGGCAACGACACGGAGGAGAAAGACGACGATGAATAGGACGAGAAAGACCGTGCCCGGCGGGTTTTACATCCGCGCCGAGGCGGGGGACGTGAGCCTCCATGCTGCGACTGCCACAGACGGCAAGACGCTGCGGCGCTTCAACATGACCGCCTACACCGGCGGCGCGATGGCGCTGGCGGGCTGGCCGTATCCGGTGGTCGTGGACATGGCCGGACTGGTCATCGGCAAGAAGTCGCGGCCGATCCTGATGAACCACGACACCGCCCGGATCGTCGGGCACACCGACGCGGTCGGCGTGGAGGGCACCGCACTCACGGTCGCGGGCGTCATCTCCGGCGTGGGCAGCGCGGCGCAGGAAGTCGTCGGCGCGTCCGACAACGGCTTTCCCTGGCAGGCGAGCCTGGGCGCGGCGGTGAAGAAGGTCGTCTTCGTGCCCGAGGGCAAGACGGCGGCCGCCAACGGGAAGGAGTTCGCCGGGCCGGTCTACATGGTCCGCCAGGCGAAGCTGGGAGAAGTGAGTTTCGTGGCGCTCGGCGCGGATGACGCGACGACGGCGAAAGTGGAGGCCGGGCGCATTCCGGTCATTGAAGGCAACAGCAACATGGAGGTCATGACGATGGACTTCGAGAAGTGGGTCGAGGCGAAGGGCTTTGTGCTCGCGGACCTGTCGGAAGATCAGACCGCGAATCTCAAGGCGATGTACGATGCTGAAACGAACGCTGCCGGGAAGCCGGACGGCGACGTGGCCGCACGCGGCACGCAGGCGGGGACGGGCAAACCAGTCGAGGGCAAGCCGAGCGCGGCTGAGGCCGTGATCCAGGCGCGGGAGGAGGCGCAGTCCGCCGTCCGCACCGAGCGCGAACGCGTGTCCGCGATCCAGGAGATCTGCGGGGGCGAGTTTCCGCGCATCGAGCGCGACGCGATCCGGCTCGGCTGGAGCGTCGAGGACACCTCGCAGAAGGTG